ATCAGTTCCATTACCAAAGAACGCAGTTTTTCCAGGTTTTCCTTCACATAAGCCTCCGGGCATTGCGTAAGGGTATCCAGATGAAGTGTTCCTGGGTATAGCGTCACAGTAGGAGATGGTACTGATACCAAGAACAGCTTCCTCAAATGTTAAAGTCCTCTTATTGACAGAAGACGGTTTACCAGAACTATTAATTAAGTATGTGTAAAGGTTGTCCTCACAAACCTCTAAGATACTAAGATCAACAGCTGGTCTATCTCTAACATTTTTGAGCAAGCCATTCATAAAGGGATCAAACTTTAGAATATCACCTTCAAACTCTCTAGCTAAGCGGGCAGGTTTGGTTTTTCGAGGACCAAAGATATCCATCAATTTTGAGGGAACAATTTTCGTGACAACTGGGTTTCGAACTTGAGATGGATGTCTTCCAATAGGTATGGTACCACGGAAGTATTCTGGGAATTCACCTTGATTTACATACTGGTGATCAAAATTCTTGATCTTAACGGAATCAACCGCTGCAATCATAGAATTAATATCATCAGACGTTACTACAACGCTCATTCCTTGACCAACTTCAGTTCCACTAATGTGTATTCCCATGATTCGACCACCAACAACTGAAGCATTGCGCAGGAAAAAAGGAGCTCCACAATCACCAACTTGGGTATCTATGTTATATACAATAGAGATGGTGTTGTAGTAAACTTCATATTCACTAGCATGTTCAATGTCATCGAGTAGCTTAAAATCAGAATTTGTTTTTTCAAACACGGAATCTCTGTTTGGGCACAGAAGAGAACCTTGTTTGTCAAACGTTTTCTCATAAAGGGAATTGTCACAAAAATAACCTGTGATGTCACGGTGCAAGGGAAAGGAAGAATCAGCTTCAGCCAAGCAAAAATCTTCACCATCATTTTGGGGGCTACTAATCTTAAGGAAATACTTAAGTGGCAAGGAGAGCGTTATGTCAGCACCACACTTTTTGAGTGTAGCACATTCATTTTGCTCATAGACACCACCTTGAATACCTCTCTCAATTGATCTATGAAAGTGTAAAGGCATAAGAAAAACACGATTTTTGATAAAAAGAATGAATCCACATCTGCGTGAGCGTTTAGGTAAAAACAACTCATACAAATTTCTGGTGTATACATTCAACATCATATCATGTGCACTTGTATCTCTACCACCCTCAGCTTGAAACCATGGTTCAGATTCAACTTTGACTCTCATCTTTTTCTGTCTATTGGGTCTTCTACCTTTCCCTTTACCACCAGGACGCCCGGTCGATTCAACTGCAAATTCCACCTCCTTCTTCGGGCTAGTGAAATAATTCAAGAGACCACCGGCTACACCACATAGAGATGTGATGACACCAATAGTTTTGATAGCATCAAAGAGACCCTTGTAATCTTCCATGAAAACTTCTATTCGCTTAGAAAAGTTCTTGCCAGCCTTATAAGCTTCTTCGTACATAGTACTAATGAAACTTGTTTGTGAGCTGGTTTCGGACACTTCTTCGTTATAGGTTCCCATAAAAACTAACACTTGAATCTCTAAATCATCCTCAACACGGGGTCTATTGCTCAACCAAGTAGCGAATCTCTTCTTCAACAAGATAGGGATTTCATACTTAGTGAATAGGGCTTCGATCTCCTCACCTTCATCCATCTGTGTTTTCATTCTCCTCTCAAAAATGTCCTTAAGAACGCGGGAACTAGTATTCAAATAAACTTCATGTTTTTTCTTCTGGAACAAATGATCCTCAACCATACTCGATATAATTTCCTTGAAATCGAGAACAGCAAGAACATTGTATGAAGAATCAACACGATAGTATTTTTGAACCTTAGATTCCCATTCTAATGGACACTTAGATTGATCGATTTTCCTCTTCCATGGATCAAGCTTTTTGGTTTCCTCAGTGCAATACTCATCACTAACACCAACAAGATAAATATGTCTCCCGAATCTGCGTATAACAGCTTCAGGTTCAATAATGTCATCTTTATTGGCTAAGAGATTCATGTTGTTAGAACACTTGAGGATAAACCAAGGGTTAATAGGAGTCCTACCCTTCTTGTGAGCTTCAGCCATGTGAGCTTGCTTTGGAAAGGTATCGGCATCAGTAATGAAATCATGGTTCTCAGTAAGCGATCCAGCAACTTGTCTAGCTTGAAGAAACTCAGAATCTATAAAAACTTTTTCTGATCCATGCATACCATCATGATAACCAAGGGAGCTTTGTTGAGCATATTTATACAACCAAGGATTTTTCATAAAGGTGGGCAATTCTTCAGCAGGTAGAGTTTCAGCAAGCAAGCTTTGAGCTAGAAGGACAACAGGGAAGGTTTTACCACAACCGGGAGCAGACATGAACAAAGCAGAAATAGGCATCACGCGAGAGGAATGATTAGCAAAATCTAAGTCCTTGTAGATATTACAAATCGATTTAACACAGGAAAACAAGTACAAAAATTTACCAAACAAGAGACTCTTATTTCTCATGGAACCATGTTTCTGCTCCAATTCAAAACCTTGTCTCTCTAGTGTACTAACTTCCATAGCCTTATCGATGTTCACAGTCTTATCGCCTTTCTGATATTTACCAACAAATTCAGTGGCTCTCTCCAACCATGATGATAAATCAGGATCAACGCTCTCCAATAGAGTCACTCCTTCAGAATTCATCAAAGTTGTCTTGAACATATTGATAGCACTTTCCACGTAAACCAAAATAGCAGAGAATCCACGTTCAAAGTTCTCGGAGATGCGAGAATAATTTGACATGAAATCCATAGATTTAACAAATTTGGCTTTGTGGTCGGGCACACAACTAATCAAAATCCCATGCAACAAGAATACAATCATATTAACGATTCCTTTAAAACCTGTTTCATCCATCTGAGTGCGATATGGTTTATATCCATATTTAACACCAAAATAGACTAGAACAACGGTTGAAAAGATCGTTTTAATGACTTTACTAAGTTCTGGGACATAAAGTAAGCGAGCTAGAAGCAACACAACACCAAAATCAATGATTCTACCATAAATATTATTCAGAGTTCCAGTATTGGGCAAACTCTGTTTAATACTAGTGATAGTACTGTTCAATTCATCAAAAATTTTAATTGTGTCAGCATCTAATCCAAACTTTAAACCATCATGCAAGGTTGTATTCAACTCTTCAAGTAGATCATTTGCTCTTTCAGACAATTCAACTTTGAGGCTAGGAACCATTTGCGTTTTGAAGGCATATTTTCCATCTCTTTTTTGTTGCCTGATTTTAGCAAGCTTCTTCTCCTGTATCTTTATCAATCTCTCGAGTTCATTGGTGATTCTTTTGCGCTCTTTTAATGACTTCGCGCTGAGAGTTCCAAGTTGCTCCATTTGAGTTTCAAAAGGGATTTCAGAGATCTGCTGTTTATAGTAGGCTATTATCCTTGCAATCTTCGTATCAACATCATCATCCGTAGTTAAAGAACTGAGTTCATTCAATAAACGGGACAGTACATCTACGTGACACAAAGTATCACTAGAAGCATTAACAGGACCATATTGAGTAACGTCATCGAAAGGGCCAGGATTAGGTTCAATTCCTTCTTGTAAAAGTTGGTCTTGTTCCCATTCACCTGGTTCTTCAATGCAGATACCTTCATCTTCAGGTTGGATTCTAAGGGTACGACGAGGGAGTCGTTGAGGAAGGGGATGTTGAGTGAGTTCACGCGATATAAATACCACGTGGTTAAAGACAATCAATGTCACTAGGGTGACTAAAGCCAGGGAGTAAATCTCAACCTGGGAAAACTTAGAGTTGTCAATCATCATTACAGAAGAGATTCTCTTAAAGATCAAAAATGTAGTGATAAAAAAAGTTTGTTGATTAAAGACCATTGAAGGTCTAATTCCAAAGTAATTCATAATTGCAATAAATAAGTGTATCTTTGACTTAATAAAACAATAGACGGCGATTCTAAAGATCCTCTCCGTCGAATTTGGAATAAACAAAAGCGTATGTTTAGCTATTGTAAAAAGGGAAAAACGTATGTTTAGTCTTTCCGGGTGCTGAATATAATATAGATTAATCGTATGTTTAGATCAATCTTGC